TGGCTGATCAACTGATCGAGAACGGTTCATCTCTCGACGTGGCCCGTGAGGCTGTGCTTGAGAAGATCGGCGCTAAGCCTGTCGAGACCGTGGCACCTGTTGACCTTGGTCAGCAGACCCAAGAGCGTTATCAGCTCATGGACGGCGTTCGCGCCCTGATCACTGGTGACTGGACCTCCCACGGTGCTGGTCTTGTTCGTGAACTGAGCCAGGAAGTTGCACGCACCTCTGGCCTTAGCGCCACTGGTGAGCGTTCCTTCTTTGTTCCGTTCTCTGCCCTGTCTCAACGGGCGACTTACGTGACAAGCGGTGCGACGACCGGAGGAAATTTGGTCGAGACCGACCTCCTGGCCGATGATTTCATCGAAGCACTGCGGAACTCCTCCCCTGTGGTTGGCCTTGGCGTCCGCACCTTGACGGGTCTGGTTGGTGACGTGGCTATCCCCCGTCGCTCTGGTGTTGCCAGCGTCTACTACCTGGCAAACGAGACCACCGCGATCA